AGATATTGCATCCATGAATACAATCATGAGTTCAACCTCCAAAACAGATATTGATGGTTTCATTGTAAAGTGTGCAATCGATGTTCTAAATAAATATAAACTCCACAAGATATCCGATATCGCATCTATGAATAATACAGGTTTATGGTGTTCACAGACTGGTTTTGAATATGAAATCCCCACACCCGTGATTAACGCAGCGGTAAATGCTCGTCTTACTACAAGGCATTCGAAAGCTGTTAATGTATCACAACCTATTAATCCCGAAGTTGATATCCAAGTTGCCGTGAATGCATTGAGATTTGTTTATGCAAGTGTGATTCAAGAAGGATACGATCTAATGGCTACCAGGGGTGTATTGAACAGAAAGGTTTCAAAGGCTTGGTCTACAGATACCATCATCGAATGCTCCCTAGTGAATAGTGGGTATCAAGATGTTTTAGAGGAAACTTTCGAATACGCTAGACAATTTGCAGTCACATGTAACACTTTTAACATTCCATGCCCAGCTGTATCAACTGCTCTTACTAAATATAATTTCACGCATCAGCGTAGAACATCAACAAACTTCATCATGGCTCAGAGAAACTTTTTTGGGGAACACACCCTCATTGACATTGCGTAAATGAACATGAAATTATTTAGGTACATACAATAGTATGATTATACCTAACTTTGTGAAGCAAATAGCGAGTGATCCCAGACTTTCCATGTCCCAAAAGATGGTTGCCATCACAGCATTTATGCCCAATATGCCCGAACCCAAAACAGAAAACTTTTATGAATTGGGTCTTTCCATACAAAAACTTATAGAAGATAATAAAATTGAATTAGGAAAATTTGATCAGGACTTTATACTCGATGTTAAATTAAAATAATTATAACTATTAAATGCCCAAGGTAGCCTGTCCACCTGATAAGGTGTATGATAAATCAAAGAAAAAGTGCGTTGATATAGGTGGTGAAAATTACAAAAACACATTGAGTAAAAATCCAGATGCGTTCAAAGTTTATGATAAAAAAATAACAAAGTTTTTATCGAAGGGTAAAACATGTAAGAAAGGTGAGACATGTTTTAAGATGGGTGGACAAACATATAAAATGTACACGAAGAAGAATCCTGATGGATTCCTAACCGTTAAGCATACCCCTGTGGCTCCCAAGAAGACCCCACCCCCCAAGACGTGCAAAGATGGTGAGATATACTATAAACCTACAAAGAGATGTTTAAAGGTGGGTGGACAAACATATAAAATGTACATGAAGAAGAATCCTGATGGATTCGTAACCGCTAAGCAGACCCCCGTCAAGAAGGCACCGACCCCCGTCAAGAAGGCTTCGACCCCCAAGAAGACATGCAAAGATGGCGAGGCATATTATGCACCCACAAAGAGATGTTTGAAAGTGGGAGGACAAACTTATAAGATGTACATGAAGAAGAATCCCGATGGATTTGTCTCTAAACCGCGAACAGTAAATAAGTTATTACTTACACCCGTTATCGAAAAAGTGGTAATTTCAGAAAAAGCAAAAAAATTATTTATGTTCAAAGTGTCAAAGTTTTTACGTGCTATAAAAAATACGAAAGAACAGGAAGTTCGCAAAGAAATGCATCCAACTAATGATTTTACACTACCAAAGCATATCTTAATTTCCCAGACGAGAACTGTATATATACCTTTCACTAGATATTTTCCATCATCTAGAACTGATATAAAGTCTAGTTCATTCAGTAAGGGTATGAAAAAGAATCGTAATGTACAACAATTAATGATTAGAACCGACAATTTTCATGATAGGGTTTATAGATACGCTTTAAAATCATTCGTCAATCCTAATATTATTGATTTAAAATGGTACAAAGAGATGACAGAATATTACAAAAAGCTCCAACCATTAGAATTGTATACAATTTGGGCGTACACAAACAAGGGTGACGTGTATTTAAATCTCTGGGAGCGAAAGTTACCCATAGATTACTCTCGAATTGACATGTCCGTGTTTCTTTATGAGATTATAGATTATCTTGGTATACCTGGTTTTTCGAGAGATATATTCACGTCATCTGAAATGTTTAGTACAGACTACATGCTGTACAGGAAGATGAAACCTGCTGATGTATACAGGTTTTGGGTTCTTTTATCAAATACACAAAGTACTAGGTTCAAACCTTCATTCATAAACACTTTATTGGAAAGAATGTCTATGCGATTAAGTCGTCTTATTCGTAATGCTCCTGTGACCAAAGAAACTATGGTGGTGTATAGGGGGGTGAAGGATAGCTTCTTCACTGCCGATAATTTCAAAAATAGACCGAAGGTGAACGAAGTATTCGTAAATAAAGGATTCGTCTCGACAAGTTTGGACCCGATGGTGGCTCGTTTATTCAGTGAAGATTCATGTTGTTTCAAGGTTATAACTATCCTCCCGGGTACGAAGTGTTTACCCCTCTACGGTCTTTCTCAATATACAGAGCATGAACTATTACTCAACAAGAATACTAAATACATTATACGTGATAAATATATCGCTCGTTTACCAAAAAAAGTTAAAGAATCTTACGTGTATAACGTCGGTACCAATGGTATAAAGATGACAGATATAGTAATAGGTTAAAGATTTATTGAGAATCAAATATAAATGACTCCTGCAAATAAAACTGATGACTTTTCTAGAAAATCTTTTGAGGAAATAGAAAAGCTTCGCATGAATAGCAAAATTGATGCGATGGAAAAAGCGTTAAAAGGTGAAAAAGTGTATTACAAAAATGAAAGAAACCCTTCGAAGTTTATCAAGTTTTTGAAAAATAGACTCGAAATATGGAAACAGTTAAAAGATGAAACTTTCCACGGAAAGCGTATGTATGAAAAAACGCAGTCAATTCTACAGTCTTATAAAGACAGGGGGCATTAATTATAATATATGGATCGAGTGGAACAGTTGGAAAGTATTCAAAAGAGGGCAAAGGAACTTTTCGAGAAAAAGAATGCCGATTATGGGGATGCTTTTGCCACGTATGGTATAATTGGGGTCCTCATTCGTATTCAAGATAAGATTCAAAGAGCCCTGTCCATTACTAAGAACTCAACTGTTCTGGTATCTAGCGAATCCCTCGAAGATACCCTCCTCGATTTACATAATTACGCGGCTATGGGTTTAATGGTTATTAAAGATTAGTAACATGTATAACATAGTATGACCCTCTTGGTGAAAAAACTTAATGGCTCTGCATATGTACCCGCTCGTGGTTCACCTCTTGCAGCGGGTTATGATATGTGTAGCAGTGTTGACACTACCATTAAATCTGGTTGCCGTGGGCTGGTTGATACTGGCATTGCTTTCACAGTTCCTTATGGGACGTATGGTCGAATTGCACCGCGTTCGGGATTAGCCGTCAAAAAGGGTATCCAGGTTGGTGCAGGGGTCATTGACCGCGATTATACTGGAGAGGTGAAGGTTGTCCTATTTAATCACGGCGAAGAGGATTTCGAGATTAAAAAGGGGGATAGAATCGCTCAACTCATTATTGAGAAGATTGAGATGCCGGAGATTAAAATTGTCTCAGAACTTTTGGTTACCGAACGGGGTGAAGATGGTTTTGGATCTACGGGTGTTTAATCCTTTTTTTCTTTTTTTATATTTTTAGTTACGTAATAGATTGTCGTACCGGCAGTCGTGGCACCAATAACGAATGACGCCACGACGCTTAGGGGATCAATAACAGGGATGGGAACAGTAGCTAGTATAATCATTTTAATGTAATAGAATCTTATTTTTTAATTTCCAAAAGCGACACCACCCATACCATTCTTTATACGAAGGATGTTGTAGTTGACAGCGTAAGCTCGAACAATACCGGTAGCCCCACCAGTGGGTGTATCGAGGGTAATCTTAGCATTATCAATCCTAGAGAAGTTGAGGGTTCCTGTGGGCTGAGTCTTGTTCATGGTGAGACAGAAGGGCCAAGAGTAGAGGGGGGCGGTATCGAGGACCGAAGAGGGGAGGGAACCTGTGTGCATTTCGTGGACCACGTTATGGTGGAAAGCGTTGGATGTATTCTCAAAAAGGGGTGTTCCGTTGATGTACATGGATGCACTCTGGAAGGAATAACAGTCGGCCCAGGAGCTACCGGACGCCGCAGAGGACACGAGGTGCACAGCCTTCACTGGGTGGTTGTAATAGGTGAGATCAATTGAGGTATCCGTGTGAGTGACGGGTTGGTATTGGGTCTGAGTAATGAGGATTTCATGTTCACCACTGGAAAAGTGCTGACGCTCCTCTGTATCAAGGTACACGTATGTACCATACACCTTGGGGGTAGCAGCAGGGGTGAAATTACTCCTGCACTTCACCTTAATCTCAACTTGATGGTACTGAAGACCAACAAGGGGGAGGGATTTGGTCCAATCTTCACTGAAGAAGAAGGGAATCATGAAATAATCGGCACCCTCGTTGGCTCTGGCACGGGCATTATCACTGATCTCAGCGGTCGTGACGGAGCTGGTAGTTTTGGCACTCGAGTCTTTATATAAAATGTTATGAACGCCCTGAATAAAAAAGGAATCCAGTTTACAAACTTCCTGACCACCGATATGAAGAGTAAACTCGGTAGCATCGGACGTGGCGTTAGAGAAAAAACCATCGGAGTTTGTCAGAATATTGGAAATGTTAGGGGCCTCTATCCACACATAGCTCAAGAGATCACCTTTAGATTGAATGGGGATAGTAACCTCGTTACCGGCACCGAACGTACCAATGTAATCCATACGCTCGGGTTTTATAGCGAAATTGGTATGACGCTTGTAATTTTGGCGGAAAAAGGAAACTTGGGGGTCACCAGTAATGTACACATCCTGGGCTCCTTTCGACACAAGATCAATCAACGCAGCAGACATTTACTAATAAATGATATTAAAAATTTCGAGCTATAACGAAATAAGTATGGTGCGATTTCAAGCTTTGACCTGGGATGCGAGAGACGACGATGATTCGGGTGCACATTTAATCAGTATCTTTGGAAAAACCCTCGAGGGTAAATCTGTATGCGTTACCACGGAGTTTACCCCCTACTTTTTTGTAAAGATTCCTAAGGGTACGGAAGCCGCCGTCCTGTTTCGCAGAATCCAAAATATTTGTGGTACCGCTGTAACGAGCTATGATATTGCTATTCAAAAAGACATTTGGGGTTTTCAAAACAATGAATCCCATGCATTTCTCCAAGTATTTTGTAAAAACTTAAAAAAAAGAAGATATACCGCCAATAAATTAAAAGAATATAAAGTGTACGAAGCCAACATTGACCCTGTACTCCGCCTCATGCACCGTACAGGTATCCAATCTACTGGTTGGATTGATACTGTTGACAGTTGTGATAGGGCATACCTCACCCATGCCGAAATTGATCTCATGTGTTCTGATTGGAAAAAGCTAAAACCTTTCGATACCACTGACATCGCTCCATTTTCTGTGGCATCCCTGGATATTGAGTGCTACAGCTCTACTGGAAAGTTTCCGGATGCAGATGTAAAAAATGACGCTTGCTTTCAAATCGCTATCACACTGCTTCATTTCGGTGAAGATGAACCATATGATAAGACGTGTCTCTGTTTCAAAAAGACGGATCCAAACCTTGAGGACTCCAATATTGTGAGTTTTGATACCGAAAGTGAAATGTTGATGGCTTTTAGTAATTATTTACGTGAGAAGGATGTGGATATCATAACCGGGTGGAACATTTTTGGTTTTGATCTTGAGTATCTCATGAAACGTGCGATTGTAAATAAGTGTGACGTGTCATTTTTCCAACTCAGTAAACTTAAAGATCACGTGTGCAATCTCACTAAGAAAAAACTTTCATCTAGTGCTCTGGGTGACAATGACCTGAAGTTAGTGCCCATGCCCGGTAGATTTATTTTTGATATGTTTCATGAAGTTAAAAAGGGATACAAACTCGATTCTTACAAACTCGATAATGTTTCCAAGTTGTATCTCGGTGACCAAAAAATCGATATGCCTCCAAAGGAAATGTTTGCTCGTTTTGTAGAGGAAGATCCCGTAAAACTTAGGGAAGTGGCGGAGTACTGTATTAAGGATACCCTCCTTCCCCACAGACTCATCAATAAATTGAGCACCCTGATGAATCTCCTGGAGATGGCCAAAGCCACATGGGTACCACTGAGTTACCTGGTCGAGCGTGGTCAGCAGATTAAGGTGTTCAGTCAGCTTTCGAAAAAGGCGCGGGAAATGGGTTACATGGTACCCACCCTTCCGTATGGACATATAGATGAGACTGGATATGAGGGTGCGACAGTCCTCGAAGCGCAGTCTGGTGCTTATTATTCACCAATCACAGCCCTTGATTTTGAGGGCCTGTACCCTTCTATCATGATGGCTCATAATCTCTGTTATTCTTCCCTCGTTATGAATCCAAAGTATGCAAATCTTCCGGGTGTGGAGTATGAGCGCTTTGGTGATCACATTTTTGCACAAAATGTACCAAGTGTGTTACCTAGTATCCTGAAGGAGCTTAAGGAGTTTAGGAAGCAGGCAAAGAAGGATATGGCTAAAGCCACAGGTGCGACGAAACAGATGTACAATGGTAAACAATTGGCCTATAAGATTTCCATGAACTCCGTATATGGATTTACTGGTGCTTCCAGAGGTATTTTACCGTGTGTGGCTATTGCTTCTACTGTGACTATGAAGGGTAGAAGCATGATTGATGACACGAAGCAGTATGTGGAAGCGAACTTTCCGGGTGCAAAGGTGAGATATGGAGATACAGACTCGGTAATGGTTGAGTTTGATGTGGGTAATCGTAAGGGTAAAGAGGCCATTGAGTACAGTTGGGAACTTGGTGAGAGGGCTGCAGATGAATGCACTAAACTTTTCAAGGCTCCCAACAACCTAGAGCTTGAGAAGGTGTACTGTCCCTACTTTCTCTATTCTAAAAAAAGGTACGCAGCTAAGTTGTGGACTAAGAATAAGGCTGGGGAAATGAACATGGATTATATCGATGTGAAGGGGCTGCAACTCGTGAGACGGGATAACACACCGCATGTGCGGGAGGTGTGCAAGGAGTTGCTAGATGTAGTACTCGAGAGTAGTGATACACATGCTCCCAAGTCCCTCGCACAACAGAGAGCCCTCGAGTTGTTAGATGGTGAGGTACCCAATGAGAAAC